CTTCCTCGAACCGCCGGAACGCATAACGGTCATAGGCCACGGCCTCGATCCGGAAATCCGAGGCCATCTCGGCGAGCGCCTGCGCCACATGGCGAAAGCTGATGTTCTCGCCGGCCGGTGCGTTCAGAAATCCGTCCGCGACCCAGAGGTCGTAGGGCTGCTTGTCCCGCAGTACGCGTGCGGCAAGCGTATCTCCCGGCGTCCAGACTTCGACCCACGCGTCAAAGCAGGGCTTGCCGTCCTTCTCGCCATTGCGCTGGACCGCAGCCAGAGCGGTCAAATCCCGGTTCTGGCTGAGGTCGAGCCCAAGCCAGATGGAACCACCGGCCTTGGGTTCGAACTCTGCGAGCAACGGTTCCAGCGTCGAGCGCGCCATCCAGGCGGTTTCGGCATCGGTCCACACACAGAAGTGAAGCCGCAGGATCCCGTTCAATTGTCCCGGGATGGCTTTGGCCTGCGCCACCACTTCCGAGAGATATTGCTCGGTGATCGTGACGCCGAGCAGTGGGTTCGCCTTGATCCAGCAGCCGGGGTCGGTCAGCGGGTCGTCGCCCTCGTCGAGGGCGCAAACATAGCTGAATGTCGTGTCGTCGAGGACCTGGCCCAAGAAGGTCGGGTCGGTCACCGCATCGGGATTGCCAGCCGCCACCCGGATCGCGTGTTCGTGTTCCTCCCATGCGACCGAATTGCGGTCGGAGCCCGAATTGGTGATCATGAACAGCAGCGGTTCGCGGCGGAACTTGAAGCCGCGCTCCAGCATCTCGATGATCGAGCGATCGGGTAGCTCGTGAACCTCGTCCACCAGCACGAAGTATGGCCGAGGGCCCGAGCCGGTCTTGCCGGTATCGCGCGAGACCGGGCGGAAGAAGCTGCCGCTCGACAGATGCGCGATGTTGAACTCGCGCCCCGGCCCGCCGGAGAACTCCAGTCGCCGCGCCAGCGCCGGCGATTGCCGGACCATCCGCACCGCGTCGCGGAACAGGATGTTGGCCTGCTCCTTCTTGGCGGCTGCCGCATAGATCTGGGCGCCAGCTTCCTTGCAGGCGGTCATCCCGTAAATGCCGATGCCGCCCGCGACCGGTGACTTTCCGTTGCCTTTGCCCTGTTCGATGTAGGCGCGCCGGAACCGGCGGCGGCCGTCCTTGCGCTTCCATCCGAACAGCGAGCCGACGATGAAGGCCTGGCTCGGCTCCAGCCGGAAGGGCTCACCCTCGAACTGGCCTTCGGAAAGCTTCAGTATCTCCTCGAAAAAGGCGAAGGCGTGGTTTGCGGCCTCGTGGTCGAACCAGATCCCGTCCTTGCGCTTCAGATCCGCAATGTGCCGTTTGCAGGCATTGCGCACATGTGGTCCCGCGACGATCTCGCCTGCAACAACAGCCTTGGCATAGGCCAGTGTCCGGTCAGGCGAAGAAGCGGTCGGCGGGGTCCGTGCCTTCTTCTGGCGGCTGGGCCGCGATCCTGCTCCTGGCACTCGGCGTCATCCCGAATTCTGCGGCGTAACGCATCATGTCCGCCGCCGCCTTGTTGGCGGTGCCGACCAGCGGGTTCTGGATCGCGTTGCCGTTCGATGTCTTGATCATGAGGCCGCCAGTCAGCTGGTCCTTCTCGGCCATCTTCGCGATCGCGCGTTCGGCCTGGACCCAGCGGCCATAGGCCATGGCGTAAGCGGCGAGCGCTGCCCGATCGATCTCGGAGAGGATCCCGAGGTTGTAGAGCTCGGTCGCCACCCGGTTCCATTCCTCAACCGCGTCTGTATTGAGATGGGCTGGCGGTGCCGGGATGGCTGCTTTGGCCTTTGCCTCCTTGCGGTTGACCTGCCGTTTGCCGGGGTTGGAGGTCACAAGCTTCAGCTGCGTGGGCTTCGGCTTTCTGCCGGTAATCATGCAGCCTCAGCTATTCTCCCGCCTGCAATCTCGTCAAAGGTCCGGCCGTCACCCTCGAGGGTCGCAGCTTTGCCCGTAAAATCCTGCCAGCGCTTCACGGCAACATCGATGTAAGCGGGATTCAGCTCGATGGCGTGGACAACGCGGCCGGTCATCTCACCAGCAATGATGGTAGTGCCCGAACCAGAAAACGGCTCATAGACCGCTTGTCCCGGGCTGGAATTATTCTCGATCGGGCGCTTCATGCACTCGACTGGCTTTTGCGTTCCGTGACCCGTCTCGTTCTTCTTGGGCTTGGCGATATGCCAGACGGTGGTCTGCTTGCGGTCACCGGCCCAGTGACCCTTCGCGCCCTTCTTCACGGCATACCAGCAGGGCTCATGCTCCCAATGGTAGTCGCCGCGCGAGAGCACGAGCTGGCCCTTGTCCCAGATGATCTGGGAGCGGAGCAGAAGGTCGCAGGCAGCGAGGCTTTCGCCGACCACACCAGCATAAAGACCGGCGTGCCAGACATAGGCGACGTCGCCCGGGAACAGCGCCCATGCTTCGCGCCAGTCGGCCTTGTCGTCGTTCAGCACCTTGCCCTTGGCAGTGCCGGAAGCGGCAACGCCCGCCTTTTCGCGCCAGGCGGGATCATATTCCACGCCGTAGGGCGGATCGGTGACCATCAGGTGGGGTGAGACGCCGTTCAGGGCCTTGGCCACTGTGTCGGCATCGGTGCTGTCGCCGCAGACCAGCCGGTGCTTTCCCAGCAGCCAAACGTCGCCGGGCTTGGCGACCGGATCAATCGGCGCTTCCGGGATTTCGTCCGGGTCGGTGTTACCTTCGGTCTTTTCGGCCAGCAGCTTCGAGAGCTCCTCATCCGAGAACCCGGTCAGCATCAGGTCGAAGTCGAAGCCCTGCAGATCGCCGAGTTCAACGGCCAGCAGTTCGAGATCCCAGCCGGCGTTCAGCGCCAGCTTGTTATCGGCGATGACATAGGCCTTCTTTTGGGCCTCGCTCCAGCCCTTGGCGACCATGGTCGGGATCTGGGTCAGGCCCAGCTTGCGGGCAGCCGCCAAACGTCCGTGCCCCGCCAGAAGTCCACCGTCCTCATCAACGAGGATCGGGTTGGTCCAGCCCCACTCGCGGATCGAGGCTGCGATCTGCGCGACCTGTTCGTCCGAGTGCGTGCGGGAGTTGCGCGCATAGGGCGTGATCTTCTCTATCGGCCAGAGCTCGCTGCTCTGGGCCGGCCAGTTCTGATCCATAGATGTCCTTGAAACGGGTTCGGCCGCAGGAGCCCGTAAGGGCTTGCGGCACTTGTTTGCGATGTTGGAAAGCCGCTATGGGCGTTGGAGGCGGGGCCTGTAGCTCAGTTGGTTAGAGCTGGCCGCTCATAACGGCTAGGTCGCGGGTTCAAGTCCTGCCGGGCCCACCAATCAAATAAGTTCGAGCTCGCTCAGCACCTTCGCTGCGTCGAGCAACTGGTCGGTCTGGACCGTGATCTCGATCGTCATGCTGTCTGCGGTCGCGCTGGCGTAAACGCCGCCCTCGTAGAGTTCCTGTTCGATCGTCTCGATCACCGCGATGATCCGGCTGCGGTCGAAGTTCTCGGGCAGCGTGCGGATCGCAAGGCGGATGGTGCTGGTGATGCCCGCGCTCATTCTGCGTCTGCCATGATCTCGTAAAGGCCGACAAAGCCGGTCAGGTAAGGCAGGCCCTTTGGCATGCCATGTTCCCGCGCAGTGTTGCGGTCGATCTTCCAGCCCATCCAGCGGGTGATGGCGGCGTCGATGGCTCTTTCAAGGCCAAGCCCGGTGTGAATGCCGTTGTGCACATCGTCGGCGAAGTGTCGACCGTGGCGGCTGTCGAGGAAATCCCGCACCCCTTCCGCGCTGCCCACCGTGACCTTGGTAATCGCCGGGAAGGCAATGGCCCAGGCTGCATCCGCATCGGCGAATGCGCTGCTGGTGCCGTAGAAGCCCCAGGCTTGGTTGGCAGTTGGCAGGGTCGAGTTGGTCATCTGCATCGCTCCGTGCTCGTGAAGCGACTACCGCTCTTATCGCGGCGACTATCCAGTCAATTCGATGGAAAAAATCGACTTTATGGGATCTGACCCCCGGTCCGAGTTTCGCGGTTGCGTAAAGTTTGGGCCAAGCGCGGTGTCCGCCGCCGAGGGCCCAGACTTTCGAGCCGCCCCCCGGCCTGGTCAGCCGATCGGCCACCCGTCGGGGTCCACGGAAACCGTCCTGCGTCGGCCGAATTGTTCGGCAGTCCGCTTGGCATGGCACTCGGCGCAGAGGCAGCGGATGTTGCTGTCTTCGTCCGATCCGCCATGGGCTAGCGGCACAATGTGGTCAGGTACGGCCGCCTCGCGGACAATCCCGGCGGAGGCACAATCACGGCAAAGGGGTTCGGCCTTTAATCGACGCAGGCGCTGCGCCATGCCTTGGCGTCCCCGAAGTCGTTCAGCCATCGCGCAACGCCTGCAACGAGAAACGCCCGGAAGCTGGAAAGCCCCGGGCGCAACTCGCATCTCTACATTTCGGAAACATCTATACCAAAGCAATGACCTCGTCAATGCATTTGTTGCTAATTATCACTGAATCACAGTTTGTTATTTCAAATGGTAGGCGGACGGTACTGTCTACGAACTGTCCTTCTTGATGTGGAACAGGGAAACCAGCGCTTCGAGCCCGTGCCCCAGATTCCAAATGTCAGCATCGCCCCAAGCCGATGCGTCGACCTCGTAACAAACCACAGCATGAACCAGGACGCTCGGGCGCCGACCCGTCGCAGCAACGGCATCGCTGTCGGCCGTCCGTAGCATCAGGATCGTCGCTGCCGAACGCTTGCGGATCTTGGCTACATAGTCCGGGTCGTATTCCGTGATGCTGCGCCCGAAGATCCCTTCATCCAGGAGCAGACCACCCGCTGAATGCGGGTGGAGTGGCGGCAGCCCCATGACCGCCCGGTTGCGGGCCATGAGGTCACCATAGAGCTCCGCAGCTGCCAGCTGCTCCGGGGTGATCTTACCAGCGAACGCTAGCCGCCCGATTGCAGAGCCGAGGCGCTCGTCCTTCGCCTGCCTGGCAGTGACGCCATACTGGCGCTGACGTGCCTCAAGCACGGTCGCGGTCGCTTCGCGCTGGGTCTCGGCCTTGCCTGGCTGGACCAGTTTGCCGCAGGGGTGGCGGCGTCCCGCCTTGCGCTTACGACCGCGAGCCACGGACGATCTCCGGGATGAGCGCCGCATATCCGATCACATCGATCGGGCCGTCGGCATAGCCCGGATCGTGGGCGAGCCGTGCCAGCTTCAGGTCGATCATGCACAGCGCAACCTGCTGTGCGGTGACGGGTGTTCCCAGGGTGATCGACCAGCGCTGAGCGATGGCCTCCATCTGAGCTTTGGGATCGCCGTAGGCAGCGCCGCGATCTTCTAGCACCTGCGCCACGCGCTTCAGGAAACCGACCGCGCTCATCGCACACCTCCGCGGGTCTCGATGGCCCAAAGCAGGATGGCGATGGCGTCGGCCTCGTTATCGTCGGCGGGAGCAAATCCCTTGGCCTGAACGGCCGCGATGACAGCAGCCTTGTCGGCATTGCCCTTGCCGGTGATGAACCGCTTGATCGTGCCGACGGGTACGCCCTGGTAGGCGACCAGATGCTCTTCGCACCACGAGGTCAGCATTCCCAGCAGGCCGCCATAGACGTGCGCTGCATCGGTGCCGACATGCCGACGTACCTCTTCGTAGTGGATGGCCTCGATCGGGCCGGCATCGATATCGAGCTGCTCGAGCCAGCGCCGGAAGCGAAGGTAGCGCATACCGCCGCCGTCGTAGCGGGTGTGCTTCAGTGACACTGTCCCCGTGCTGATGTGGCCATCAGGCGACCGAACCGCCCACCCGGCGCTGGTGCCGAGATCGAGGGCAAGAATGGCTCCGCGGCGGATCGTTCCGCCAACATTGGCTTGAGCTGGATTGGGGCAGGCAACGGCCTGCAATTCAGGCAGGGTCATGACGACCTCCTCTTCGTGTGGGGCGGTCGGGGCGAGGCAGTGGGCCGGTGAAGGCTGGCAGCTCGCCCGGACCCGAAGCGGGTCTGGTCAGGTCGTCATTGGGGCGGACTTCTCCACCCGGAATCTTTATGAGGTTTCATGCGGTCCGATTGAAACATCGGAGCCGACAACCCATTGAGTAACCTAGGTAATATATAATCTTTCAATTATTATTATTTTTATAGGGGTATACCTCTCTACCTTTAAAACGCGCGCGTACGCGAGGAGATATATAAGAGTCTGATTCAAAATTATCGCGATAGATTTCATGCTCTTGCGATACGGCGGACGAAGAGCTGAATTGAGGCGATGAACAGCCACGCGGTTGCCGATGCGATGGTCT